TTGCCTTGCGATATCACGGGTTGTCTCAATCTCAATACACGCATTGACCATTTCCAGAGGCGACCAGTGACGATTCTTGATGAGGTACTTTACAAGTTTCTCGCTGGTTTCCTTGTTGTTTTGATTGCCCGGATTGGACACTCTGGCACAGTATGCAATCAACTCCTGTGCATCATCAACTCCAATAATATTATCGGGTTGTGTATAAGAAATCAAACGAACTTTCATTATTTGGTAACATCCTCATATTTTGTGTTGTGACTTCTTCTTATATTATTTAATTCTGCGGCAGATAATTTACGTTTTGTAAATCTTTTTAACCACTGCATAAACCGTTTAAACATAACTTTTCTCCAAAAATGGTGCTGGTACAAGGAATCGAACCTCAAACTGATGATTACAAATCAACTGTTATACCGTTTAACTATACCAGCTATTCCATCTACTTGTTAGAGTTAAACCTACGCTGAGGTTTATAACCCTTTGGCCAAGTGGGTTGACGATTAGCGAGTGTCTTAACTCGCTCCGACAGTTCGTCAGATTTCACTGACATCTCAGCATTCTCAAACTGCAATGCTTTGATTTGGTTTTCTAGTTCCCGGCACCGTGCCTCAAAGAACCCTTCTACTCGTTCCATCAACTGGACTCCTCTATGAGTTTCAATAGTCTTATCTTATACTGTTCTTGATCAATTGTCAAGAACCTTTCGTAATTATTCATCAGATTATCTAAATCAATCCATATGATATCATCCTCTAATTGTTTATTCCAATCCGGCCCAAAGTTGACCAGTTCATCTAATATAATCACTGTCTCTAGAGATACGCGACCACCTAGAAACTCTCTCATTAATTTAGGGTGTTGTCCATTCGTTACTGTGAACAAATCCTCAAACGCTTCTACAAGAGGTTTCATCTCCACTTCGAACATGTCAAAGAAACCCTGTCGTTTCAGTTTCCATGACTCGTAGTTCTCATCATTGAAGTTGGCAATATACCCCTTCTTGTCTTTGATGAAATTTGATACAAAGTAGTTCTGGATTTCTTGTTCTGTCTTGTACTTGCGTGACAGCTTTACGAAGAACGACCTGTCCTTACGTTTGTAGAACGTGTCACGTTTGATACGAGTCTTGCCCTTGTATGTCACAAAGTCATAGTCACCCTTACCAAAGTGTGCTTTCATAGCACAGTACATTAGATAAACGTCAATCGGTTCCATTACAGATACGCTTTGATACCCAATCAGTTAGAATGCAGGGAATTACCCCGTGAATAATTAGAACAATAGCCATCACCCACGCATGAGCAAGGTGCATAAAATAGTTAGTGTTGTTTTCCTTGAGATGTTTCATACTGGAAGTTGCGCCTGTCGAGGAAGGAAGTTCAAGTCTCGGGCGTTTGCTTCAATCTTCTCTTTGAGACTCTTGGAAATGAGACGACCTACAGTATCAGGTTCAATCTCTTGACGATGGCAATAGTCAAGGACTGCTTCCAAATGAGTGATATTCTTTTCGTTTGCAATACGTTCGATTTCCATCGAAAATGTCTTTGCAGTATTCAGTGCCATGTGTACTCCATTAAAATAAAATGGGGGTTTTTGAAAGGAACCCCCGTAACCTTTAGTCTTAGAACTTATATTCAGTCTTAACACCGACAATTTTATCGGCGGTTTCAAAATCATTATTGAAATTGACTTCACCATAAGGTGTAATACCAAAGGATTCATTCACATCAAATGTATATCCACCCCAAAACTCAACATTAGAAATTTCACTGTCGTCCCAGCTAAACGATGGTTTAACTGACAGATCAAATCCCTTAATTCCAGCAACCACACCAAATTTTGTAGAGGTTGTTTCCTGAGTTACATTACGCTCAGTATCAGTCACAAAGGACATGTCAATTTTAGGTAGAACAGATGAAACTTTCTTCTCTTCTGCCATAGCAAAACTTGAAATACAAGTTGCTAGTGCAACTCCGATCATTAGTTTCTTCATTTGTTTAGTCTCCCTTTAAAAGTTGAGGGGCTAACCGTTGGCCCCCCACGGATGTATTACGGCATCACCCGAATGTATTACGGCATTACCCGATAGACACTAATTAATGACCTGTCTATCAGTCAAAGGTATTTAGACTCCCTGTGCAAGAGCACGATATCCTGCTGCGATCACAGCACGGGTTGGTTTACCAATACGATACTTATTGTAAACCTTAGTCTCGCCTTCAAACACACTAGTGCGTTTGTTGAGATATACAGGATATCCCTGCATACGAAGTGAGCTCATGAGCGCTCGAACATTCTTAACACCATATCGAGCGCTAATCTGTTTTGCAGTAAGTTCAGTTCCGCTTTCAAGTGCGGCAATAACCTTATCTGTCTTAGTCATAGTTTTAGTCATATTATAATACATCCTTTCTAGATGTTGCCAATGTTATATTGACATTGTTTATAGAGTATAACATAATAATAGTTAAATGTCAATACCCTTTCAAGGTGGTAGGTTATTCTGTTGCCAAGGAACCTACCGAAACTCCTGCACACTTACTGCTTACGCAGCGAGTGCCAATGGTGCAAAGTTATCGTTTGCATTTACTAAATTGACCAATAACGCAGTCATCCGACAATTCTCCACTCATCTATTCCAGCCTGTCGATCCTATTTCGCCCCCATCAAAAAGAGATTTTACCATAACCTAGTAACAGAGCTATGATACCAGAAATGAGAATGACATCAGCGCATATACTCCAAAGAATATATAACTTAAACATCGCCACCGATATTTTTTTTACAAGAGGATTCTTCATCTGAGTCCCCTGATATCATCTCTTTCATACCAATCTCCTTTTGGTGGAGGCGGGGGGTATTGCACCCCCGTCCAGTTCTGTTTTCAATTCGTATCATCAAATTGTATGTTATTTATACCACGTTGCGGGGTTAAAGTCAATGCCCTTTTTGGGTTTATTTTCAATAAAAGCAGCACCCGTACCCGTAGATAATGAACATAACCAATTCGGTTTTGGCATCTCTAATACAGAGGTTGTACCCTTTTCCCAATTTGCATATAGGAATACAGGAAATTGCGAAGCCGGGTCAATCCAAGCGGATACCATAACTTCATTGTGAAGTTTAACAACTGACAAGATTACCTCTTCAGAACCACACACTATAGGTTTCTGAACTTGCACAAATGTTGGTTCTGTATCTTGTGCTAGTGTTTTACTAGACAGCAACAGAAACACTGTCAGTGTTGCGATTAGAAATTTCATTTTTCTCTCTCCATTCCGTAACGGTTTCTACGAGAGAATCAAGATATGAGTGCTTTTCTTTTACAAACTCCTGTACAGTTCCGTCTTCTGTGACCACTAAGATGACCACTTGGGAGATTTCAATACCTGTTCTTTCTCCGAACATCTCTGCGTATGCAGAACCTTGAATGTAGTAGTTTTCATTCCACTCATCATTGCGCTCTTTGGTTGAAGTCTTGAAGTCGATAATCGACGGTACACCATTGTACTCTGCAATACAATCAACCCTGCCCGCTACTTTATATTTATCACTATATAGCCCCGCTTCTTGTGCATAGATGTTATCAATATTGCATAATGCTTTGTCTGCCAGTTGACCAAAAAGACAATATGGCAGGAAATTCTTCTTGTGTTTCGCCCATTCCTTGGGGAAATTGGTCGGCATGTTGTTGAGGTAATCTTCACACATGTGGTGAACCTTAGTGCCACGATTCGCAGCAGTTCGTGCTACATGGTTGGCAACTTCATTACCTACCCTCTTACGCCACTCCATCAGTCCCTTCTTATTACGGACTGATAGAACTGTTGTGATTGATGGGTAATTGTTACCCTCTGGTGTTGCGTATAGACGCACACCGTTTTGATTTGTTGCCGTTATAGGTTGCAACTCAACTGGTACATGATTAAACATTATGCTAACGCACGAATCCTTCTTACTAAGCGTTTTGCCCGTTTAGGTACTTGACGATACCAGCGCGAGTCAACCATCTCATCTGCGGCTGCGTTCCAATCACGGGAATCTACACCACGTTTCATACCCTTG